CAAATTCCAGATACTATTCTAATATTTGCTAGAAAACAAATCGCCAGTCAAACCGCGATTGATAGTGATTCCTTCTGTGCTATTACTGGTGTATCAATTAATTTTAATAACGTTGCAGGTATTCTAAGTAGTGCATCCGCTCAGGAATTATGGCTATTATCTCAAAAATCAGGTTCATCTCAATCTTGGCTAGAATTTAATGGTTTCTGTAATACTACTAACGCTAATGGTGCTTCATCTTTAATTCCAACTACTGGTTCAATTCTTGCTCTTCAACCAGCATATAGTTTCAATCTTCCAGAATATTTGAGTTCATCCAGTTTAGGAAGTTATAACTTACAATTTACTCTTAACGTTCAAAATCAGTCTGCATCTGCGGTTGCGATTGAATTAGTTGTAATTACTATTACTTCTGGATATATTACTACCCACCAAGGATCAACACAATCTTTTACTGGAGTATTAAATAAGGAAATGGTAATGTCAGCAAAAGAAGGATCATCTGTACCTCGTTTATCTCAATCTGATTATGAGCGTTTAGTTGGTGGTGTAATGAATAATCGTGGTGTAATGAATATGATGAAACATTTTAAAAATAAACGCGGAATGTCTGCTGGCGTTATGAGCGGGGGCGCAAGTGATATAATGTCTTCTAGTTCTGGACGCCTAAGTAAATATATTAAATAAATCATTACAATAAATAATTTATATAATTTTTAAAATGCCATAACTCGTAATAATCCTTATATATATAACGAGTTGTGGCATTTAAACTTTTTCTAATAATAAAGCTTTTTTCTTTTGATATGCTTTTTTTGCATACTCTCTAAGATACGCTTTTTTCTTTTCTCTAAATTCTGCATCTTCATATTTCTTTTTATAATGTTCTAAAGATGACTTTTTTAATTCATCTTTTTTATTTTGATAGTTCTCTTTATACTTATCTTTATTATTTTCATAAAATTTCTTAGATGCTTTACGCCTTGCATCGCTAGTTTTATTATCATTTTTAGTAATTATAATTTCACTCATTCTAACTTATTATAATATATAACTATATATTTAAATTAAAAAAGTTATAATTAATTTTTTAATTAATTATTTAATTAAATATTTATTTAAAAAAGTTATAATTTAAAGAAATATTATCTAATATTATTATATAATAAAAAGTTATAATGAATAGTTTAAAAGAATTCACTGAAAAATATAATGAAATCAATACATCACTAAAAAAACTAAAAATACTACCAAATATATATAATGAAATCAATACATCACTAAAAAAACTACCAAATATATATAGTATTTATAGTTTAGAAAAATACTCTGATAATAATGGTAATATTAAACCAGCATTAGAAACAGATAATATTAAAATATTATCTGATGCACTAAAAAAAGATGAAGGATATCATTTAAAATTAAAAGATGATAATTTTAAATATAAATTATATTTTGATTTAGATCATATACCTAATAATGATTACATACATTCAATTATTACAGAACTAGCATTTATGTTTGATATTGAAAAAGAAGATATTAAAGATACTGAATCAATTAACAAAAATGAGTATAGTTATCATATAGTTATACCTAAATTAATAGCAACCAAAGAAACAAATAAATATTTAGTAGAAAAGATAATTAAAGAAGATAATTTTAAATTTTATAAATTTAATGAATCACATAAAGTAGAATCAATTATATTAAATAAATATTTTGATGATTCAGTATATAAAAAAAATCAATTATTTAGATTACCAAATCAAACATTAAAAGAAAAACCAGAAGAACATATTATTAAAGTTGGTGATATTCAGGATTTTATTCTAAATTACAAAAATATTAAATCACCAGAAGAACTATCTATTAAAAAATCAAAACAAGAAGAAGAAAAGAAAAAGAAATCAAAAAAACCAAAAGTAGAAAAAAAGCCAATAACATTTTTAAAAGACGAACAATTAAAATCATTATTAGATCAATTAGATCCTTCATATGTAGATGATTATTCTAAATGGTCTATTATTACTAATATTTTTAAAGGTATTGATAAATATAAAATATGGGATGATTGGAGTAAAGGTAGTGATAGATATAATAGATTCAAAAATTTAAATATTTGGAAGAATACAAAGAAGATAAAATTTAATGTTAATTTTTTGATTAATCTCGTTGGTGCTACTGATATTTATAAAGAATATAAACCATTAACAAATAAAAAACCAGATGTAATTTATAATAGTAAATATGTAAGTAATAAATCATATATTAAAAGTCTAATTCAGAAAGAAATTAAAAGAACAGGTGAAGAATTAACACCAGAATTAGAACAATTTTTAACTAGATCTATTATTGAAACTGATAATGAAATATTAACTGAATTTGATAAAATTAATATGTTTGATTATTCAACAGTAATAATTAAATCAACAACAGGAACAGGCAAAACAACAGCAATCGCAAATAGTATTGGAAATAATAAAATTCTTAGTATTATTAGTAGAATTACATTAGGATCACAAATTATATCAAGTTTTGGAGAATGTAATATTCATATTAAAGATTATCAAACTGAAAAATATAAATCAGGAGATAATTATAATGTTTGTATTAATTCATTATTAAAAGTTGAAATTGATGATGATGATCTAAGCGAAACAGTTATATATATTGATGAGATAAATAGTTTTGTTAAACATTTAATGCAACTTGAAGGAGTTGATATTAAAAGAATATTTATTCATTTATTACATCTTATTAAAAATTGTAAATTATTAATATTATCTGATGCCGTTATATCTGATTCTGTATTTGAACTAATTAAAGCAAGAGATAATAATATTTATTTCTTAGAGAATACATTCAAAAAATTCAAAGGTGTTGATGCGATCAGAGTATTAGATGAAGAATTTTTTAAAAATAAAATTGAATACAGAATTAAAAATGATAATTATTTTCTTAGTGCTTATGATAGCAAAGAAGTAGCGACTAAATTTTATGATGATTTTATATCTAAATATCCGCAAAAAATAGATAGTTTTTTATTAATAACAGCAGATCACCCATTTAAAATAACTAATGCATCAAAACAATTTTTAAATAAATTTGTTTTTTATAGTCCATCAATCACAACCGCAGTTGATTTTTCTATTGATATTCCTCAAGATGTATTTGTATATATAAAAGGTAATACAATTGATCCATCAGAAAGTTTTCAACAAGCAACCAGAACACGAAATATTAAACAATTATTTTATTATATTGATAGAGAAAATGGAGAAGAACAATATAACGATCTTGAAAATTGCTCGGAACAATTTTTAACATTTACAAAAACAGCAGATTTATTAAATAATGTAAGTTGTTATATTGATGAATTTGATGAAATTAAAATATCTAATTCAACATTTACAAAATTATTTATATACATCCAATATGTTAAAGATATTTACAATACTAATAAATTAAAACATTTTCAATTAATACTAAAAGAAAATGAATTTGATTTATCTGAAGTAGGAGAGAAAAAGAAATTAGAAACAGGATTTTTATTATCAGAAGCATCAAAAGAAAAAGAATTAGAAGAATTAAAAAAATATGTTGATGATCCAAATAATGAAATATATGAAAGATTTGATAAACGAGTAAAAGTTTTAAATATTCCTATTGAATCTAAATATATTTCAAAATATGAGGATATAATAACATCTCAATTTAAATTAGATACTTTTTTAGATATAATTAGATTTTTTAAAGATGAAAGATATCTTATTAAAAAAGTGCAAATTATTAAACAAAAAAATTATTGTATTAAATGGATGTCTAGTATTTACAATAAAATTTTACTATATAGACAATTTGAATCTAAATATAATCTTGATCTTAAATATAACATAAATAAATCAGATGAATTAATTGAACCATTTGAACTACCAAAAGAAGAATTAGATTTATATAAAAAATTATTCAGATTTACATTTACACCAAAAACAAAAGGAGATTTATTTAAATTATATATATGTATGATTAAACATATTGCGGGTAATGAAATAATTAATACAGAACGAAAACAAGTAAATAAAATTAGATTTAATACATATACATTTAATGAAACTTATATTAATGATATATTAGAATTACATCAATTTGTAAATCCTGATAAATTAGGATTTGATAAAAAATATTGTAGTTTATTAAATACAGTAGAAACGCCAGAGTATAATACATCTAATTTAGATATTTTTATTGATGAATAAGTAAGATATCATAAAAAGTTTGAATGCCACAACTCGTAATAATCCTTATATATATAACGAGTTAAGGCATTTTTATTTAAAAAAGTTATTAAATGCCACAACTCGTAATAA